AGATCAAGAGGAACTATTACACAATTAATTAATAACGCAGTTAATGAAAGAGGGAGTAAAAACTTAATCTAATGTCAGGTGCTTTTCCAATATCTACTGCTAAGTTTGAATCTTTAGGAATAAAGTCTATTCAAAATACTATTATCTCAAAAACTGTATCTGGTAAGAAACTTGCTAGACAAATAGATGGTCAAAGATGGGGATTTACTGCTAGAGTAATTACAGCAAAAAGAAGTGATGTTTATGGCGATCTTATGGCCTTTATAGTTAAACAAAGATCAGGCAAAGAAAACTTTACTATAATCCCACCAGAAGTAGAAGATGCTAGAGGTACTGCATCAGGTATTCCTCATGGAACAGCAAGTGCTGGAGATACATCTATTACATTAGGTGGTACAGGCACAGGAACTTTAAAAGCTGGAGATATGATTAAATTTGCTAATCATTCTAAAGTTTATATGGTCGTTGCAGATCAATCAGATATTTCTACAGGCACTCTAACTATTGAGCCACCTTTAACTACAGCAGTTTCTTCATCAGATATAACTTATGATAATGTTGCATTTACAGTTCACTTAACAAATGATGTTCAAGAGTTTGGTGTAGCTGGTGCAGATAAAGATGGTAATGCTTTATATCAATTTGAATTTGATGTAGAAGAAGCACTTTAATGAAAAAATATAAAATAACCCACAAGATAACTGCCGATTTTATTGCCGAAGTTATTGTGAATGAAGATCAAATAGATGCTAGTATTAACGATCTTAAAGAATACAAGAAACCTAATAGCAAATTTGAATATACTATGTTAAAAGGTACAGAAAGTGTAACTCAAACTAACTACGAATTATATGACGAGAAGCCTGACAACAGCAGTAAAGAACGAAATAGCGACTAATGATATTAGGCCTATTCATCTTATAACTATTGGCTTTTCTACTCCTGTTAATTTTACTGATTGTTCATTTGATTTAACATCATCAATATCAGGCTCATCAGTTACTTACTTAGCATCAGATCATTTATTAGGTATATCTGATTTTTCTGAACAAACAGATGTAAGTAAATCTAGTATTACACTAACTTTATCAGGTGCAGATCAAACCTTTATCTCAACTGTATTAAACGAAAATGTTATTAATTCTACAGTAACTATTTATAGAGGTTTATTAGATGATAATAATACAATATTTGCTGACCCTTTTTTACTTTATAAAGGAAGTATAGAAAACTTTGAAATACAAGAGCAACCAAAATCAAGTACACTATCATTATCTATTGTATCTCATTGGGCAGATTTTAATAAAAAGAATGGTCGTAAAACTAACAACACATCACAGCAAAGATTCTTTAGTACAGATGTTGGTATGGATTTTAGTTCTCAAACAGTACAAGATATTAAATGGGGTAGAGAATAATGCAAGATATTATCTCATTATATAGAAATTATCCTAAATATGATAATCTACATGATCTTGATTTACAACATCACATTAAACCAAGTATATTTCTAAACCAATATAAGAAACACTATCATAACGATAAATTAGTTGGTTTTACTAATTGGGCTTATTTATCTGATTATGCTTTTAATCATTTTAAACAAACAGCTAAAATAAATTACAAAGAATGGAACTCAGGAACTAATTTAGTATTTGTAGAATTTATTGCTATTAAGAATGTTAGGAAAATCTTTAAATGGTGTGTTGATATGGCTAAAAAATTCAAAGGCATTAAAGATAATTTTACTTGGTTAAGAGTAGAAGATAATCAAATTAAAAGAATGGTAGTTAAGGATATATAATGGGTGGATTTGTAGGAAAAGTTATAAGCACAGTAGCCAAAGCATCAAAGTTTTTTGGCAATATGAATCCTTTGGTATCTTTAGGTATCACTTTATTTATTTCATGGGCATTAAGACCAAAAACTCCTGAAATTCCTGATTTTGGAACTAATGAGTTTGATGACTTTGAAAAAGGTATATTACTTAATAAACAATCTAATGATTCTAATATTCCTGTAATTTATGGAGAAAGACTTACAGGGGGTACTAGAGTGTTTATGGAAACTTCTGGCACAGACAATACTTATTTATACATGGCTATTGTTATGGCAGAGGGAGAGATAAACGATATAGAAGAAATTAGAGTAGATGATAAAGTAGTTACATTTGCATCTAGTTTTTCAGATGGTACAGCAGTTGAGGTAGATAGTGGAGATGCTAATTTTTATAAAGATAGTGAAAGTTTAATTAGAGTAGAACCACATTATGGAACTGATGGTCAATCAGCATCAACATTATTATCAACATTATCTAGTTGGGGAAGTAATCATAAATTATCTGGCTTATGTTATTTAGCAGTAAGGTTTAAATGGAATCAAGACGCATTTACAGGAATACCAAAAGTACAAGCTAAAATACAAGGTAAGAAAGTTAAAACTTATAATGCAAGTCTTGTTGAGCAATCTGCAACTTATCAAACTAATCCAGCATGGTGCTTATTAGACTATTTAACAAATGCTAGATATGGAAAAGGATTAGCAATAAGTGAAATAGATTTACAATCTTTTTATGATGCTTCATTAATTTGTGAAACACAAGTAACTCCATATTCAGGTGGTAGTGATATAAATATTTTTGATATTAATACTGCGTTAGATACCTCTAAACCAATCATAGATAATGTTAGAGAGTTTTTAAAAGGTTGCAGAGGTTACTTACCTTACAATGCTGGTAAGTATAATTTAATTATTGAAACAACAGGAACAGCATCAATTACTTTAACAGAAGATAATATTATTGGTGGTTATTCATTATCTACTCCAACAAAAAATGATAGATACAATAGAGTTATTGTAGGCTTTGTTAATCCAGATCGTAATTTCCAAGTTGATGAAGTACAGTTTCCACCTATTGATGATTCTGGATTACCAAGTGCAGATCAACACGCAACTATGAAAGCAGAAGATGGTGGTTTTTTATTAGAGGGTAGATTTAACTTCACTACAATAACTTCACAATATCAAGCAGAAGAAATGGCAGAGGTAATACTTAGAAGAAGTAGAGAAGCATTATCTTTAGGTATTAGTGTTGATTTTAATGGTTATGATTTAGCCATAGGAGATATAGTTAATATCACACATTCTTCTTTAGGATTCTCTGCTAAACCTTTTAGAGTTATTGGAATAACTTTTAACCAAGATTTAACAGTAGGATTATCTCTTGTTGAATATCAGGCTAGTCATTATACTTGGGCAACTAAAACACAAGCAACAACAGTACCAGCTACTAATCTTCCTAATCCATTTACTATCCAACCACCAGCAAGTGTAACATTAGATGATACCTTAATTGAATATAATGATGGAACTGTAATTGTAGCATTAGATGTAACTATAGGTGCTTCTCCAGATAGCTTTGTTGATTACTACCAAGTAGAATATAAATTAAGTACAGATTCAGATTTTATTATTTATGCACAAGGTTCAGGATTAAATCACAGAGTTTTAAATGTAATTGACCAAAGTATTTATGATGTAAGAGTTAAAGCTGTAAATAGTTTTGGAGTTAGTTCAACTTATGTATCAGCACAAAGAACAATCGTTGGTGCAGTTGAGCCACCAGAAGATGTGCAAGACTTCTCATGTAATATTGTAGGGCAAGAAGCACACTTGGGTTGGACACAAATTGGAGATTTAGATTTAGCATATTATCAATTACGATTTAGCGATAAAACAGATGGTACAGGAACTTGGGCAGATTCAGTAGCATTAGTAGAAAAAATATCACGACCAGCAACTTCAATATCTGTACCAGCTAGACAAGGAACTTACTTAATTAAAGCTGTAGATAAATTGGGTAACTTTAGTTCTAATGCAACTGCGATTATTTCTAATGTTGTAGGTATTACTAATTTTAATGCTATTGCCACACAATCAGAACACCCTGACTTTGATGGAACTAAAACAAATGTATTAGTATCTGATAGCACACTAAGATTAGATTCTTCTGAATTATTTGATAGTGCTAGTGGAGATTTTGATACAGAAGCTAGTAGATTTTTTGATTCAGGTGTATCTAATGCTGACTTCTTTGCTAGTGGTAATTATGAATTTTCAGATGTTATTGATATAGGTGCTAAACATACTGCTAGAATTACTGCAAGTTTATCTCAATCTTCTGACAACCCAGATGACTTGTTTGATAATAGGGCTGGACTATTCGATAGCACAAATTCTAACTTTGATGGAGATACACCAGCTAATGCAAATGCACACTTAGAAATAGCAACATCAGATGACAATGTTACATATACAGCTTTTAGATCATTTGTAATTGGAGATTACACAGCTAGATATTTTAAATTTAGAGTTGTTTTAATTTCAAGAGATTTAGCTTCTACTCCTGTTGTATCAGCAGTATCAGTTTCAATAGATATGCAAGATAGAATATTTAGTGGAAACGATATTGTATCTGGTGCTGGAACTAAAACTGTAACATTTACAAATCCATATAAAACTGTTAATTATGCATTAGGAATTACAATGGAAGATGCAAACACAGGCGACTTCTTCACAGTATCAAATAAAACTATTAATGGCTTTGATATTTTATTTAAAAATTCTGGTGGAACAAATGTATCAAGAACATTTGATTTTATTGCAAAAGGCTTTTAAAAGGAGTATAAGAAGATATGGCACAACATGATTTAAACATAGCGAACCAATCATTTCCAAATTTTAGAGCAGATTTAAACAATGCTTTGGTTTCATTAGGAAGTCAAAACTCAGGAAGTTCAGCACCTAGTTCTCCACAATCAGGAATGATTTGGATAGACACAACAACAGCTACTGCTTGGCAACCAAAAATTTATGATGGGAGTGCATGGATTAACTTGCCTTTTTACATAAATACAAGTACAAATGACGCAAACTTAACAACAACAGAAGTAACAAGTTTAGAGGCAGACCCTCAAGCAGTTGCTCTAGCAATCGCATTAGGATAAAGATATGGCTAATACATTTAAAGTAAAAACAAATGGTGCAATGCCGAGTTCTTCTGGAACTCCTGACACACTTTACACAGTTCCAAGTTCAACAACATCAGTAGTTCTTGGTTTAATACTTTGTAACATTCACACAACTGCTGTAACAGTAGATGTTCAATTAGTTTCAGATACTTCTGATACAGAAACAAACGAAACAGTTAAACTTGCAGAAAATGTAAGCATACCAGCTGGAAGTTCTTTAGAATTATTATCTGGTGGAAAAGTTGTTCTACAAACAACAGATGTTTTAAAAATTGATTGTTCTGTTTCTGCAAAGATAGATTCTACATTATCAATAATGGAAATAACATAGGAGTTAGTTAAATGGCTTTTATAGGTGCAAAACCAACTAATGTTCCACTAACTGCAAATGATATAACAGATGGCAGTATTTCTGTTGCTAAACTTACATCAACTTTAGACTTATCATCTAATACAGTTACTTTACCTACTGGTGTAGGTGGAAAGGTTTTGCAAGTTGTTAGCTCAAGCACTACTAGTGAATACAGTTCAACAACTACTTCTTTCACTACTTATACTGCTATAAACAGAACAATTACTGCTTTATCATCAAACAGTAAATTTATGTGTATTTTCAATCCTGCTAGAATTTTTAATTCTTCAGCATCAAATAATGATATTCAATTCACAGACCAAACAAATAATTCAAATTATATAAGATTTTACTCTGGTTATGGTGGAACTGGTACAGCTATTAATCCATCAATAACATCTATTATATCTGGAAATCACTCAGCTGGTGATACTTTAACTATTTCTATGCAAGGAAGAGTAACTGCTGGAAATATGACTGTTGGAGATACTGGTACACCATCAACAATGTTTGTATTGGAGGTAGAATAATGATTATAGAAGCAATACTTAAAATTAATCCTGATGCAAAAGTATCAGTTGAAAATACTGGAGATATTAATACTTCAATTATTAATTGGCATGAAGGAACAACACCTATTCCTAAAGCTGACATACAAGCTAAAATGGTAGAGTTACAAGCAGAGTATGATGCTGAAGAATGGAAAAGAAATAGACAAGAAGAATATCCTAAAATAGAAGATTGTATTCATGCACTATTAGATGGTGGAGAAACTTTAGAAAATTTACAAACTTTAAGAGAAACAATTAAAACTAAATATCCAAAGGAATAATTAATGAGTTATATAGGAACAGCACCCACAATAGGAAACTTTCAAGTTTGTGATGCTATATCAGTAGTAAATGGACAAGCTAGTTATACTATGCAAGTAAGTGGAGTAAATGCAACTCCTCAATCGGCTAATCATATGCTAGTCAGTTTGAATGGAATTTTACAAGCACCAAATTCTTCATTCACAGTTTCGGGTTCAACAATCACATTCGCATCAAATCTAGTTACAGGAGATGTGATCGATTTTATTCAAATACTTGGAGATGTTTTAGACTTAGGAGTACCATCAGATAATACAGTTTCACTTGCTAAACTAACAGCAACAGGAACTAAAGATGCTACAACCTTTTTAAGAGGCGATAATACTTTTGCAGAAGCTGGTGGTGGAAAAATATTACAGGTCGTTAATGCTACAGATAGCACACAAAGAACAACAACATCTACCTCTTTTGTTACTGCATCAAATACTTTATCTGTTAATATAACACCATCTTCAACATCCTCTAAAATATTTATTATTTGTAATACTACTTTTGGTACTGATACAGCAAATGCTCAAGCTGAAGTTACTTTGTATAGAGATTCTACTAATTTAGGAACTGCTCAAGGATTAATGAATAATATTTTAACTACATCAGGTACAAGTATTAGAACACCTGGTACTATGACTGTACTAGATTCTCCAAATTCTACTTCTCAAATTACTTACCAGCCTTATTTTAAGACTGCTGGTGGAAACTTACAGTTAAATTGGAACAATACAAAAAGTTCAATAACAGCATTTGAGGTAGGAGCATAATGTTAAAAGAAAATAAACTAATAAAAGCAATACAAAAAATAAATCCAACAGCAGAAGTATCTGTTAGTGAGGAAGATATTAATACAATCGTTTGGGAAAATGGAACAACACCAATTCCTGTTGCAGATATTCAAGCACAAATACCAACTGTTGAAGCTGAATTAGAACAAGAAAAGCAAGATGCAATAAATAAAAAAGCATCTGCTAAACAAAAACTTTTAGACTTAGGATTAACTGAAGAAGAAATTAAATTAACATTTGGAATATAACTATGGCAATAATAACTTTAAATAATAATTCTTTAATTAATGCTGATGTAGGTAAGGTTTTGCAAGTTGTTCAAGTAGCAAAAACAGATACATATAGTGAGAGTGTTTCAGGAAATTCTTTATCTTCAACTTTAGTAACAGGATTACAACCATCTATTACACCAGCTTCTACTTCAAATAAAGTGTTAGTAATGGTTACTTTAACTGTTGGATATGCTTCAAATAGCACAGGAGATGCTATGGGATTTTTATTAAAAAGAGATGCTACAGCTATTGCAAGAGGAGATGCAGATGGAAGTAGAACAAGAATAACAACAGGAAATAATTTTAGTTCTACTTTTCAAATAGAAGATTTATCAATGACGTTTCTTGATACTCCATCAAGTACCTCATCTATAACGTATGGTATTAATTTATTTAATGGTTCTGGTAGCACACAAAATATTTATTTAAACAGAGATGATAGAAATACAGATGCTAATTATACAGCAAGAGGAATATCAACTATCACTTTAATGGAGGTAGCTGGATGATAATTTTAAAAGCAATACAAAAAATAAATCCAAATGCAGAAGTATCTGTTAATGCAGATGACATTAATCAAATTACTTGGTTAAATGGAACAACACCTATACCAGTAGCTGACATACAAGCACAATTTCCTATAGTAGAATTTGATATGGCTATGGAAGATTTAAGAGCCAAAAGAAATAAACTATTAGCAGATAGCGATTGGGAAGTAATCATGGCAAAAGAAAAAGGCACTACATTATCTGCTGGATTTAAAACTTATAGACAAGCATTAAGAGATATTACAAATGGCTTAACAACTGTTGAAGATGTTAATGCTGTTACATGGCCAACTAAACCATAGGGGTTTAAATGCAACTTTCAAAACATTTTACATTAGAGGAGTTTGAAAAATCACAAACTGCTACAAGAAAAGGTATAAAGAATAAAGCTGGTGCTGGAGAGATTAAAAACTTAGGCGATCTTTGTTATGAAGTATTAGAGCCTGTAAGAATAAAGTTTGATAAGCCTGTAACTATTACATCTGGTTATAGATCAGAAGAACTATGCGAAGCAATAGGAAGTAAAAAAACATCACAACATACTACAGGAAACGCAACAGATTTTGAAATAGCTGGTGTATCTAATTTAGAAGTAGCTTTGTGGATTCAAAACCATTGTGACTTTGACCAACTAATCTTAGAGTATTACACAGGAGAAGCGAATAGTGGTTGGATTCATGTATCATACAAAGATGGTTCAAATAGAAAACAAGTATTAACATTTGATGGAAAATCATATACTAATGGATTACCAGAAGCCAAATGGTCTGGTGGAAAATTAACTAACTAATAGGAGTTTATTATGCCAATGGGAAAAGGAACTTATGGGTCTAAAAGAGGAAGACCACCAATGAAGAAAAAGAAAAAAGCTAAAAAGAAGAAGAAGTAATGGCTACGAAGAAACCTATATACGCTAAAGCTAGACCAAAGAGATTAGGGAAACCAAAATCTTTTAATAAGAAGTCTAAGGCTTATAAATCAGCTAAAAGAAAAGCTGATAAAAAGTTTGGCAAAAAGGTTTCTTTGTATAAAAACATCTTCATCTCACAAGCTATTAAGAAATATAAACCGAGAAAGAAAAAGTAATGAACGGATACACAACAACAAAAACTTTAAGTGAGTTTATTAATAAAAGACCAATGAAGAAAAAGAAGAAGAAGAAAAAAGGTAAAAAGAAATGAGCATAAACCATCTAACACAAATGCCATTAGGACTTGCTATTCAAAGAGGCAACATTCCTAATTTTTCAGGAGTTCAAAAATTTGGATACAACACAGCAGTAGGAACAGTATTCGAAACAATATGGGAAAATGGTAGTTTATATGCTTACCCTATAACTCCAACTACAGCAGTTGCAACATCTACTTCTACAGATGACAATGATAGCTTACTTCATATTTATGGCTTAGATTCAAATTGGGATTTAGCTGATGAAGTGATTACAGTAGGGGGTTCAGCTTCTACTACATCTTTTATTAGAGTATTTAGATCAGTATTAGAAAATGCTAATACAGGAGTTGTTAATGTTGGTAAGATTACAACAACAGTTAATTCACTTCCTGTTTCAATAGTTGATGTTGGTTATGGTCAATCACTTCAAGCAGTATATTCAATTCCTAGAAACTATCGTGGCTTTTTAATGTCTATTGATGTTGGAACAAGTAAGCAAAAAGAAGTTGAGGCTAAATTTATGCAAAGACCTTTAAATGGAAATACTTTTCAAACTAAATCATTAATTACTTCATTTGGAACACCATTTAGAAAAGACTATTTAGTACCTGAAATTTTATCAGAACAATCAGATTTAGAAATAAGAGCAAAAGCAGATGCTACCACTTCTATTTCTGCTGGGTTTCAATTAATCCTAGAGAAAGTTGTTCAAAGCTAATGAGTAAAAGACCTAAAACAACTGGCGAACATATCGTATCGTTGTATGGTCATGTTACAGGATTAAAAAAAGATATTTCAACAATTAAAAATAATCATCTTGCTCACATGCACGAGGACATAGAGAAGATAGATCAAAAGTTAGATAATAAGTTTGATAGCCTAAGTGATAAGATCATATATGGCATTGGTGCAGTAGCTGTTATATTTTTAGCACAGGTGCTTTACTTTTTATCTAAATAATATACAACACATACTTGTATGAGTTATAAATCAATTCTTTGTATTTCAGATTTACATATTCCATACCACCACCCTCAAGCATTTGATTTTTTAAAACAATTAAAAAAAAAAATTAATCCTGATCTAATCGTATGTGGTGGAGATGAATTAGATAAACACGCATTAAGTTTTCACGATAGCGACCCTGACTTACCTAGTGCTGGAGATGAATTAAGACAATCTAAAAAATACATTTGGGAACTTAAAAAGATATTTCCTGAAATGTTAATATTACATTCTAATCACTCATCATTAATTTATAGAAAAGCATTAAAACATGGTATGCCAAGAGCATATTTAAGACACTACAACGAATTTTTAGAAGTAGATAATAAATGGAAATGGGTAGATGATTTAAACCTTAAATTAAGTGATGGTTCAGAATGTTATTTTACTCATGGTATGTCAGCAGATGGCCTTAAATTAGCCATGCAGTATGGAAAGAATGTTTGCCAGTTTCATTTTCATAGTAAGTTTAATATTCAATATTTTAGTAACCCTGATAATTTAGTTTGGTCTTTACAATGTGGTTGCTTAACAAAACAATCGAGTCTTGCCTTTGGTTATTCAAAAAATTTTAGATTGAGATTTGTAATAGGTACAGGTGCTATTATAGATGGTCAGCCTAGACTATTTCCAATGGTTTTAGATAAAAAAGGTAATTGGATAGGGAAAATTGTCTAAGAAAAGCCGTTTAAAGCCCCATACAGCCACACAGAGAGCCATTGATAAGCAAATAGGTGGCAATCATTATAAGGAGTATAAGATACAGCCTATCGAGTTTATAGTTAAAAATAATCTTGATTTTATACAGGGCAATATAATAAAATACGCACTCCGAAATAAAGCTGGAGAAGACCCTACCGAGAAGTGGAATAAGATTATCCATTATTGCGAATTAGCAAAAGAATTATTGAAAAATAAAAAATAAGGAATATTAGGAGTCAATGAAATTCCTATATTTAATTTATTCTTTTCTTGTGGTATATTGGTCGGCATTAATTATTTTAACTGCTAACACTTATTTATGATCTGGCTTAAACTATTATCAAATCCATTAACAAAGATAATCGCTAATAAAACTATTGGTGCTATTCAGCATAAATTAGAAAAAGATAAGATTATTAAAGCTAAAGAAATAGAAGCTGTGAAGACAGTATCAGTAGAACAAATAAGACAACAAGAAAATTCTTTTAAAGATGAATGGTTAGTTGTTGTATTTAGTTTAATATTTGTGTTTCATTTTATCCCACAATTCCAAGACACTATGCTAAGAGGCTGGGAAATACTTGAATATGCTAGTGATTACTTTTGGATAATAATTCTTACAATAGTTGGTGCATCTTTTGGTGTAAATACTGTCAAGAAATTTACTTCTAAAAAATAGCATTTCCATAACTATAAAA